TGCAAGTCTTGTAATCAAAAGAAAGGCAGCAAGTCACTTAAACGAGCAGGGATGAAGCTATTGAAGCCTCCCACAGTACCAAAGGAATTAATTGTGAGCAAAGAAAATAAATTTAGCAATAATGTTCCTAAAGAATGGAAAATATATCTTGGAGTAAAAAATGTATAGAGCATATAAAATTACAGATTTTGAAGTTGGCGATTACTTGTTTAAGTTTGAAGAGGACAAGTGGATTAATTATGGAAAAATTGTTCTAGAAGAAGGAAGAATGTTCGGGATTAGAGCTAACGCACACGAGGGGATTATTATGCTAAGAGATAATGTTCTTTACTCTGAAGGCTTTATCGCAAGCAAAGATCCTCTTGACAAATCATCAAAAGGTTGATACAATAGTACTCACGATAAAGAGGTGAAAAATGAATGACAATATGTTTGACGCTTTAGTAGCTGTCACATTTACTGTTGTTGCAGTAATGGTTTTACACTACTGTATTAACTAAAACATAAGGATGAGTGTCCGAGTGGCTAAAGGAGGTGGTCTGTAAAACCGCTGGCGCAAGCCTACGTTGGTTCGAATCCAACCTCATCCACCGAAGCGAGCGTGATGGAATTGGTAGACATACCGGACTTAAAATCCGTTGACCGTAGGGTCGTGGGGGTTCGACTCCCCCCGCTCGTACTGATAGGTTATAATGAATATAAAAGAATTAATTAAAAAATTTAAGCAAGAATTTTCATTAAGTGAAATCCATGAGTGCCAGATTAATCAAGACGACAGTGGTAAAACACTAGATGTAACTGTGCCCCATTACGATGCGAAAGATATAAGAAAAAAACTGCCCCGTCGCTGGAACAAGCTTAGGGTGTTGGTGATGTATGTCCCATTTGAAGAGCATGACGAAGACGAGTGGATGCTGTGAAGATAGGGGACTTAGTAATAACAAAGCTAAGTAACCGTGTTGGTTGTATAATAGAAATAAAAAAGCAACGATGGGCGGGAATTTGTGCTAAAGTGTTATTCTTTGATATAGGCACGACGAAGTGGATGAAGATTGAGAACATAAAACTGCTTGACAAAACCGATAGAGAGGTGTATAATGGATACAGAGTTCAAACAAAAGATGATTGAGATTGAAAAAGAAAGAAATAAACTTAGGGTGAGTGAATTTATTTATGATATGATTTGCCTGTTCAGCATTGCTTTTACAGGTATCCATGTAATAGATTTTGTAGCTTCATTCTTTTAAACGAAGCGCCCGTAGCTCAGTTGGATAGAGCATCGGTCTTCTAAACCGAGGGTCACAGGTTCGAATCCTGTCGGGCGTACCAGAGCGGGCGTAGCATAACTGGTAAATGCACAGTTCTTATAAAGCTGAGAGAGTGGGTTCAAGCCCCACCGCCCGTACCAAAAAAAACCGCTCCCGTAGTTTAACGGTCAGAATACCGGGTTTTCACCTCGGCGGCAGGGGTTCGATTCCCCTCGGGAGTACCATAGGAAGACAATGAAAGAAATAACAATAAAAATTGATGATAAATTTTACACAAGATTGAATAAAGCGAGAAGGTTGGAAGCACCAGAGATTCGCAATGCTAAGTTCTGTAAAGAACTGGTAGAGGCAATGGTGGGTGCTATTGAAGACGATCACAAGAAAAATGGAGGAAAACGTGGATCTAAGAAGAAATAAAATTACTACTGCTCTAAACAAGCTAAACCTAAGTGAAAACGCATATGTTACACTTAAATACAAGGCAGGCACACAAGTGTTTCACTATACAGGAGATTATCTTGATGATGCCTTCAGTGAGACTAATGCCCTATACGATGTTGCTAATGTCGTCGCCCATCAAGGTCTTCGCAAAAACAATTCACTGATTAATAGTCTACGGAATAATGGTGCTTTGGATGATTACGAACGAGGGTCATTTGAGTTTGAGGACCATGTATATGAGGCGATCCGACAGAATTGGGATGAGTATGTTGAGGAAAGTCTTGAGCAATGGGACCACAAACGCGGCATGTGCAATCTAACTGCCGAGGTTGAAGTGCCACGAAACCTAATCGCAGAGGCAGAAGAGTTTGCCTTTTCACTAGGTTCTGGCTGGACTGTCCATGTTAGGACTGACAACGGTAACCTAGAGTTGGAGCTATAAATGTTCGTAGATGATAAACGATGTGAGCGAGAAGCATACAGAGTATTTTTAGCTCTATTGGTTACTTTTAGTGCAACAGCAGGACTAATTCTTTCACTAGGATATTAATATGTTGTTAAAAATGAAAATGCCTTTGTATGAAGACAACAAAGGTTTCGTAGAGTTAGTAGACGCGGTGGGGGATGACCTCACCGTTGTCAACTCTGCTAGGGTGTCTTTCGGCAAACATAAAACAGAGTTGGAGGCAAAAGATAAAAAGCTTATCAAGTATCTTATTAAGCACAAACATACTTCAACTCTGGAGCACTGCTTTGTAACCTTTCGTGTAAAGGTGCCGTTGTTTGTCCGCTCTCAGCACCACAGGCATCGTACTTGGTCTTACAATGAGATTAGCAGGAGATACACAGACTTTGATATTCAGTTCTACGAGCCAGAAGCCTTCAGGACTCAACATAAGTCTAATCGCCAAGCAAGCAATGCTGAAGAGCTAATAGACCCAGTTATTGAAAGCTGGCAGTATGAAGCCTCTGATTGTATTACAATGCATCATGATGCCAGCTTAAAGTTGTTTAACGAACTCACTGAGGCAGGTGTCTGCCGAGAACAGGCAAGGGGCATCTTACCGCAGAACATGTATACTGAATACTATGCTTCAGCAAATCTTAATAACATTCTTAAGTTCATTGACCTCCGCACACACGAAGGAGCACAATGGGAAATCCAAGAGATGGCGAAAGGAATGTTGAAGATTATTGAAAAGTTGTACCCAGCAACTGTAGGAGCTTATAATGAAGTTAGAGGAAATGGTTGAATGGTTATCACAGGGAAAATTTTATGCGTTGCTATCATGGCTAGTACAGGTGTGTTTGGTGTTGGTGGTAAGGATCGTGCTTGTCACTTTAGCAACCACATCGTAAAGTACTCAAAACAATATAAAATTGACCCCTACTTACTAACGGCACTTATCAAAGTAGAGTCAAATTGGAAACCACATGTTGTGTCTTATGCTGGTGCTTGTGGGTTAACTCAAGTCATCCCAAAGTATAGTAGGGGATACACATGTAAACAACTAAAGGACCCAGTTACATCTATTCGGGTCGGTGCTAGAATTTTTTCTTATTGGTATTACAAATATGCTAAAAGAAACAAAACGATTGCTCTGTGTGGATATAATGCAGGTTTTCGTTGTAAAGGTACAAGCCCTCACAAACAAGGCTTGACTTACACAAAGAAAGTTGTTAGAATAAGCAACAGATTAAAAAGGAGAAAATAATATGCGAAACGTATTACTAATCGGTGTAGCATTATCACTACTATCATTTGGTTGTGGTGGCGATGAAAAGAGGGGTTGTGATGACAGTACAGATCGCGATCTAATGGCTGCTGATGCATCGGAGGATAGTGCTAAAGAGTGTTATCTAAAGTGTGCAAAAACAGACATGTCAGAGGCAGACTGTAAGAAGGCTTGCTATAGTGATTGGACAAAGGAAGACAAGTGTACGACTTGTTTTGATAAGTGTGTAAAAGAAGACAAGAATCCTGCTAATTGCAAGATTGAGTGTTGTGCTAAGGAGTCTAAGGATGTGGATGCTGGGTCTACTGATACTACATCAGTTGATGCTAGCTCAGATGTCACAGGCACTGATGCAGTAAACATCCCAGGCGATGTTACACCACAAGGTTAATAGCCTTTCCGCGATAGCTCAGTTGGTAGAGCAAGTGGCTGTTAACCACTGGGTCGCAGGTTCGAATCCTGCTCGCGGAGCCAAAGAGGAGAGCAAAATGGAAAAGAACGAAGTAGGATCTTTATTTTTACAGGCAGCAAAAAAAAGGCTTGAAGCAAAAGTTAAAAATGCTGAAGCAAAAGTAAATTTATATCTTACAGAGCCTGTGGGTGTTGGAGAACACCCAGAGATTACAGATGAAATAATTAAGGCTGCTGAGGAAGGAGCACATGCTCAAGATGTGTTAAACTTTATCAACAAACGCTGGAACTAATGGAGGAAAATTGATTATCTCAGTAGAAAAAACGGCGGACAGGATTGATCCCTTTGAAAGCCCAAAACTTAAAGAATACGACAACAATGATCGAAAACAAATGAAAAAATATGCAGAATTAGTAAATCATCCAAAGCACTATAACCAAGGAAAGATTGAAGTTATTGATGCTATTGTGGATTGGGAACTTGACTTTATCGAAGGAAACGTGGTAAAGTATGTAGCAAGATCAAAGCACAAGTCATCTCGTGCTGGAGATCTTAAAAAGGCTAGATGGTATCTTGACTATCTAATTAAACAACTGGAAAAGGAGTAAACAATGTCAGTTAAAGTTAAACTTGAACTAGTAGTTCAACAACTTACAGAAGCACTTGCAGATGCCGAGAAAGCCGATTCAGGCAATAAGGCAGCAGGAACTCGTGTTCGTAAGGCAGCACAGGGTGCAGCAAACCACTTAAAAGATTTGCGAAAGTTAGTGCTAGAAGTTCGTAAAGAGGGTTGAAAGACCGGGTGGGCAACCACCCAACACGCCACAATAGCTCAGTTGGTAGAGCAGTTGATTTGTAATCAACCGGTCACGGGTTCGATTCCTGTTTGTGGCTCTGGAGGCAAGTATGTCAAAAATTAAAAAGGTAATTGAAAAAATAAAAAAGGAAGAGGAATTAACGACTCAAGAGGTCTTGACAAAGTACCCAGATCTTGCTATACTATTAGAACAAGAAGAGCAACAGGAGAAGCTAAATGAATCAAACAGCGAACGAGTACTTCTCAAAGGTTGAGAAGCATTATGATGTTAAATTGAAGAGGGTTACAAAATGTCCCATCACAGGAAAAAAGGGGCAGCCAACACCGGACAATCCGTTGGTCTGGTATGTAGCTTACAAGAATAAGAAAGGTGAGCTAAAAACCTCACACTGGTCGCACTCTACAGGTCGCCCAGTAGATCCGCCATCAGCGGATACAAATGTACTATAAGGAGTAAAAATGGAAGCTGACAAGCAGGCAAAAATGGCAGAATATATTCAATCTATCGCAGCTATCGAGGATTGTATGCGACCTTACCGCGAGCAACGTAAGGAACTTCGTAAAGATTTCCTTGAGAATCGCTGGCTTAGTAAGGATGATATTTCTATGGCAATGAAAGCATTTCGCATGTGGGAACAACAAGTAGACCTAGACGATTTCTCTAAGGTTTTTGAAGCAGTAGAAACTAGCTTTTTGGATAAGGGGGATAGGGATGCTACCACTAAATAGGTTTATTGTAGTTGAGCTAGCAAAAGAAGAAGAACAACAACAAAGCACTTTCTATGTGCCTGATGATGTTGTAATCAACAAGAAGCCCTTTGAAGTTGTTGAGATTGTTGATGTCTCAGAGGAATCAAAGTTTCACAAGAGTCTGACGGCTGGAGACAAAGTACTTGTCGAGGGTCACATGATCAGGAAAGCAGATGTCTTTGGCAAAGAAGTTTGTTTAATTGAAGACAACTTTATCTTAGGAAAATGCTAAGTTATGTAGCTCCAGCCACTTTTGAATGTAATGAGATAGTCGTAGGGGCTACATTAGAGGCTTTTGTTTTTGCTAAAAAAAACAACCTTCCCGTTATAACCAACGGGAAGGTTGTTTACTTTGATCATGAATTCATCGATGGCAAGAAAAAACAAGACGAGGCTGCAACATTTAAAATGGCAGCGACTCTGAGCGGCAAATTAGCTTTTCCTTTTTGCGATAAGATATTCTTAAGACAAGATCATTTATCAATTATTACAAGAACTTCATCTCAGAAACTTTACTTTGATAAAATTTATTTGTTTGATTGTGAAGAAATAGAAAACCTAAAAAAAACTATTATTCAATTTGATGTAGTTGATGTTTTAAAAAAGAGGTATTTGCTCACACCAGAACAAAAAGTTTTTGAGACTGGCGAAGAAAAGTTTATTAAAACAATAGAGTTTGGAAAACAAAACATAATCTATTGCCATTCAGTTTTGACTAAAAAAGAGCTAAGTTCTTATAAACATACAGAATTTATGGCTAGGAAAAAAGCGGCTTGGTGGTTTAAGGAGAATGGGTATAAATCACATGTAAAGGGGAATGTGATTAAACTAAAGCACCACAAGAGGATAAAGAGAGCCCATTACAATCTAAGCCTACCAGATAGCATAGTGGATAAAACAAATGAGTAGTATAGACCATAGACATCTTGTTGGAATTGTTCCACTAACAAAACCTTATTCCATTTATAATAATACTTGGGATGATGGTTTCATTAACATCAGCGAAACTGTAAATGCTATTCAGGGTGCGATCTTAGAATGTGCATCTGCTGGCTGTGATTCTATCTGGGTAAATGCTGACTACGAACAAATCCCACTACTAAAGAAAAAGATTGGATCTTGGGTCGAGGATCCAATCTATTATTGTAGAACTTTTGAGAAAAGACCGAGCTTAACTAAGAAATATATTCCGATCTTTTATTCATGGAACCACCAAAAAGATGTTGGTCGTCGGGATTCTTATGGCTGGGGTATCATCAATGCTGGCTTTGTAGCTAGCAAAGTTGCAGCTAATATTAGTAAGCACTTACTCCCTGACAGATTTTATGTGTCTTTTCCATTTAGTGTCACAAACTTTTGGCAACCTCAGCACCATAGGAAAAAGATCAATTTATCAGGCAGGTTGTGCTTCACCCACAATGGTAAAACATTTTTAGATAATGAGATGTTATCTTTTATTTTTACACAAGAAGACCTCCGATCGGCAAATCGCAATGTAAAAGAAAAAGGCACTGGCTTTTACATGCCAGTAACTCAGGGACTTAACGATCCAGATTGGTCCAAGCCTAGACCAAAAGAAGAAAGATGGTCAGCCCGGTTTTTTAAAATATCTGATATATTTTCTTTTTTAAAAACTGAAGACTACGATACGATTGAAGGTGATTTTTATTACCCGATAGACACATGGGAGGGTTATATCAACTTTATGAATTCAGACGATCATTTTAAAAAACTAAACAGTAAATATTTTTATAATAGAGGGAAACATAAAATTAATGGACACGAAGAAACTGAAGAAAAACAAGATTATAGCTTCACTCAGGAAAATGAATAGAGAGTTATTAGAAGAGAACGAACAACTTCACAAGCAGATCAGGGTGTTAGAAGAGCTTGCAATTGACGCGAAAAAGCATTATAATATAAGTCCAGTTGAAGAAGAGTGCTATCAGAACGACTTTGATTTTACATTAGGAGACATAAATGAATAATGCAGAAGTATATGAAAAAATCCGCCACCAAAGTTTGGAAAGGAATGGCTTACCAACAAACTATATTGAACTGAGTGTCGATCAAAAAACATTCATTGATGAGGTATTTTATCTGGCAGCCAACAGTCTAAGTGTTAGTGCGAAGATGCAGGATGTCATCTATGAACTGGAAGATAAAGTCGCAGACCTACAAATCGAACTCAACAACCTAGCAGGAGAATAATGAGTAACCAAATTAAATTCGTGGGCTTACATGCCCACTCAGTTTTCAGTGTCTTTGATGGATTGGGATATCCCCAAGACCACATTGATTATGCCGTTGAGAACGGCATGGATGCCCTCGCCCTAACCGATCATGGTAATATGAATGGGCTTGCTTATCAAGTCCTCCACTCTAAGAAGTTACAGAAAGAAGGTAAAGACTTCAAGCCAATCTATGGTATTGAAGGTTACTTCATTGATTCCGTTGCGAAATGGAAAGAAGAAAAAGCAGAGATCGACAAAAATAAAAAGGGTCGAAAGAAGAAAGAAGAGAATAGTGCAGTAGTTATTGAAGATGAAGAAGCAACAAAACGGCAAGAGAAGAATGTTCTAAACCGTCGTGCTCACTTGGTTTTGCTAGCACAGAACCAAACTGGTCTTAATAACTTGTTTACCATTGTAAGTAAGTCGTTTGACCCAAACAACTTCTATCGTTACCCTCGCATTGATTATGATATGTTGCGGGAACATAACGAAGGTATCATTGTTTCTTCAGCTTGTATGGGTGGTCCTCTGTCAAAGGACTACTGGAATAACCGGGAGGAAGGTGATGGTGCTGTACAAAGGGCTATGGTCGAGACCATTGAAAACTTTACCTCTATCTTTGGAGATAGATTTTACGGTGAGCTTCAGTGGAACTCAATCCCTGAACAACACGAAATCAATAAACATATTATCCGTGCTGCCGAGAAAACAGATACTAGACTTATTTCAACAGCAGATAGCCACTACCCTCGACCAGAGCTTTTTAAAGATCGAGAACTTTATAAACAACTTGGCTGGCTTGGAAAGTCTAAACCAGACTATGCAGAGTCAACCCTCCCAGAAAAGCGAGAGGAATTAAAATATGAACTTTATCCAAAGAACGGCAACCAAATGTGGGAGTCTTACAAAACTTATTCAGAGCAGTGCGGAGTAGATTATGATGATGACTTTATTAGGGAAACCATTGAGCGCACTTATGAAATCGCTCACAGTCGCGTTGAAAGTTTCTATCCCGATGCTACTGTTCGCTTACCTGATTTTGTTGTTCCTAACGGAAAGTCCGCTGATGAAGCGTTACGAGACTTATGTTTTGAAGGGCTTGATGAGAAGGGGTTGGTTACCAAAGATGGTTATTCCGACAGACTTAGAGAAGAACTTGAAGTAATTGAAGATCGTGGGTTTTCAAAGTACTTCCTTACAATGAAGGCGGTAGCAGATGAAGCAACGAAAACACAACTGGTTGGTGCCGGTCGCGGTAGTGCTGCTGGTTCTCTTGTGGCTTATGTACTTAATATTACTGGTATTGATCCCATCGAGTATGGTCTCCTTTTTAGCCGATTTCTTCGAAGAGATGCTGTTGACTACCCAGATATCGACTATGATGTTGCCGACCCTATGGTTCTCAAAGAGATTCTAATTGAAAAGTGGGGCAAAGATACAGTAGTCCCAATCAGTAACTACAACACACTACAACTTCGTTCTTTGATTAAAGACATTTCAAAGTTCTATGGTGTTGATTTTAGTGAGGTTAATAAAGTAACTTCCGTCATGATTAAAGAGGCGACACCGATTGCCAAGAAAGCTCATGGGATTACAGCAGGAGTTTATGCTCCAACATTTGAAGAGGTAAAAGAATACAGTGTTACACTTAAACAATTTCTTAACAAGTATCCACACATCGCTACACATGTTGACAATCTTTACGGTCAGGTACGATCTATCAGTCGTCATGCTGGCGGTGTGGTTATTGCTGATGGATTAAACAATCACATGCCCCTAATTAACAGTGGTGGCATTCAACAAACACCATGGAGTGAAGGACAAAATGTTAGACATCTTGAGCCTCTTGGCTTTATTAAATTTGATATTCTTGGGCTCGCAAGCCTCCGAATGGTTGAGGGTGCTATCAGCCATATTCTTCGCAGGCACTATGGGGTTGAGAACCCTTCGTTTGATGACATTAAGAAGTGGTACGACGAAAACCTAGAGCCTAATGTTCTAAATCTTAATGACCAAAAGGTTTACAAGAATGTGTTTCATAAAGGTAAGTGGGCTGGAGTATTTCAGTTCACAGAGAAGGGAGCACAAGGTTTTTGCAGGAAGGCTAAACCAACAAGCATCATTGATATCTCAGCGATTACATCGATTTATCGTCCCGGCCCATTATCGGCTAAGGTACATAATCACTATGTAGCTGCGAAGAGAAACCCAAAAGGTGTTAAGTATATACATCCATTGGTTAAAGAAGTCACGAAGGAGACTCACGGCTTTCTTATTTTCCAAGAGCAAATTGCTTTGTTGGCTCACAAGCTGGGTAAAGATCTATCACTTGACGAAGGCAACATGCTTCGGAAGTTATTAACTAAGAAAGGAACAGGTAAAGGACATGAAAAGAAAGACGCTATCTACAAAAAGTTTATTGAAGGCTGCGTTGACAAACGAATTAGTGAAGAGGATGCCAACAAACTTTGGCAAACATTTGAATACTTCTCAGGGTATGGTTTTAATAAGTCCCACGCTGTTAGCTACAGCATTCTTAGCTATCAGTGTGCCCATCTTCTTACTTACTATCC